ATTTTCAAACACAATACCAGCTCCTGAAACTTGAGAACCTCTTGTCAAAACTCCCAAATATCTCTCGTCTTCTTTATCACCAAATACAGGAACAGTTATTGAAAAATCTACTAAGGCTACAGATGGTCTTTGACCTGGTAATTTCAAACCATAAGTTCTGGCAATATTATAAATTGAAGACCTCTGTTGTGCGTATTGAAGTACAGTTTCTTGAATACTTCTATCTATATGATAATGTAGGTTGTCCGCAACTGCAGCGTTCAAATCTAAAAACACCGAGAATACAGATGCGTCATTAAAATCTTGGATAAGTTCAGGATAGTAAGTCCTTACATAATTAAGTAACTCAGTTCTTATTCCCTGATAATCTCTGGTTGTATATGAAATTTTACGATTTGCCATCTATATTAAATATTAATAATAACAAAATCACTTTGAGCAAAACTCGATCTGTTATTTGAATAATCTATTCTAATTTTTGCAGTGTATTCTGAGGTTCCTTTACCTGGTAATCTATAGATTGGTGATTCACTTGTACCAAGTGTATTTTCTCCTATCATACTATCCACTTCTTCCTCAGGGTCTGCTGGTGTTATTGTTATTTGATTTAATAAAAGATTCGGCATAAAAGTTTGAACAGCATCCCTTATATCCGATTGAATTGCATCAAACGTTAATCCATCAAAAGGCTCAAATAAAAATTCATATAATCTTGTTCCAAAATTCGGTAGATAATATCTACTTCCCTTTCTGGTTAGAAGTAAATGAATTAAATCTGACTTTACCTGTTGGTCTGCTAATTGAGTAAGCTCTAAATAATCTCCTCGTCTCGAATCTCTGAATGGAAAATTAATACCATATGTAACTCCGTTTGCCATAAAGATAAATATAAGTCCCTTGTTTTTCCTTATAAATAGCCCGAAATAAAAAATCCCGAAATATATCGGGATTAATTATTTAATTACGAAGAACAACCAAAACAATCAATTTCAATTCCTTCAGGTTTTGGTGGTAAATTCATACTACTATAATCGATTTTAGGAACTTCCACATTTGGTTTTGGTGTCTTAACCTTTGATAAGTCCAACGCTAAGTGTTTCGCTCCAGTTGAAATAGCTTTAGTTCTTACATAGTAACATAATGTTTTCAACCCTTTTTCCCACGAGTGGAAGTGTGAGGATGTGATTTTTGACAATGTAGGGTTTGACATATAGATGTTCATTGACTGAGATTGGTCAATAAATGGAGCTCTATCCGCTGCCATATCAATTAACTCTCTCTGTGATATCTCCCAAATTGTTTTGTATTTTGGAATTAGATGTTCAATCCTTTTAACTTTTTTGTTATATCCCTTATCTTCAACATCAAGATATTGATTAAAATTAATATTTTGAATAGACCCTTCATTCAAAATAATTTCATTCTTCAAATCTTCAGACCAAATACCAATTTTTTCAAAGTCATTAATTAAGTACTTGTTTACAATCATAATTTCCCCGCCAACAACTCTTCGGTTGAAGAGTGCTGAGTGAGCAGGTTCAGTCATCTCGAAAGACCCTGTAATCTTGGCAGATGACGCAACTGGCATCTGAGCGGTAAACAATGAATTACAAACTCCAAATTCTTGTACATCTTTTTTTAATGTATCCCAATCCAAACTCAAATCAGAAGACTCAACTCCCCACATATCAAATTGGAAAATACCTTTTGACATCGGAGAACCTTTGAAGAATTCGTAAGGGTGTCTAATTCCTTTCTTACACAAATCATTACTTTCAGTAATTGACGCAAAATAAATCGCTTCAAATATTTTTTTGTTCAAGTCCTTAGCCTCATCCGAAGTGAACGAATAGTCCATTAAACAAAAAACATCTGCAAGTCCTTGAACTCCAATAGCAATTGCTCTTTGTTCAAGTCCACCTTTTAATCCTTTTTCAGTTGAATAGCTATTTTTGTCGATAACATTGTTCAACGCTCTAACAGCCTTTCTTACTTCATGAATTAGTAATGTATAATCAAATTTACCTTCAACAATAAAGTTCTTCAACACAATAGAAGATAGTGTACAAATAGCAGTTGTCTCCTCATCAGTAAATTGATAGATTTCATTACATAGATTGGACTGTTTAATGACACCAATATTTTGATGATTTGTTTTTTTGTTTGCGCTATCCTTAGCACATAAGTATGGTACACCAGTTTCAACTTGAGATTCAATTACTTTACTCCAAATCTCCTGAGCCTTCACCTTTTTACCAATGCCAGCATCAATTGCAAGTTGATAATTTTTCTCATACTCCTCACCATAACACTCTTGTAAGGGTTTAATACCCGCTTTAAGAATATCATTAGGGCAGAACAAATACCATTCTTCGTTATTCTTAACCGCTCTCATAAAGTTATCAGGAATCCACAAGGCAGTGAACAAGTCTCTCGCTCTTAATTCTTCCGCTCCTGTATTTTTCTTAATCTCCAACAAGTCCATAATATCTTTATGCCATGGTTCTAAGTAGATAGCAGCACTACCAGGCCGTCTTCCCTGTTGGTTAAAGAACCTTAGTGATTCATTAACAATCTTCAAGTACTTTAATAGACCACCAGCAAATCCTCCTGAAGATTTAATTCGACTTTCTTTACTTCTAATATTAGACATAGACAATCCAATTCCCGCAGCATCTGAAGAATAAGTTGAAATATCATTCAATGATTTTAGTAATCCATCTCTTGAGTCTGAGTTGTTATAATGTAACACACAAGACGCTAACTGAGGAACTTTAGTACCAGAGTTAATCATGATTGGAGTTGCTTTGGAAATCCGTTGACTTGACAAAGATTCATAATAATCCATCGCCTCTTCAAAAGTATTTGTTACCCATAGAGCAACTCTCATATACATGTGTTGAGGTCTTTCAATTACTTTACCTTCAGGTGTTTTCAACAAATACATTTCCTGTAAAGACCTCCAAGCGAAGTAATCGAAATTGTAATCATTTTCGTGATTGATTACTTCATCAATTTTACTTGGTCCATATTTTTCAATAATAGACATAAGGTCATCATGTACAACACCGTCAACGTGTAACGTATGCATTGTATTTGAAAAACTCGGGTCAGTTTCTTTGTGATATGAAGAAATTGCTACGGAAGATGCTAGCCTTGAATAATCGTAGTGACTTCCTGTATAAGCAGCAGCAATCTCGTAAACAAGTTTATCTAACTCCTTAGTTGTTATATTTCCTTCAGTAGGTACTGACGTAATTACTTTGATAAAAATTTCATCAGAGTTGACATTCAACCCTTTTGCAGCACGTTTAATCCTATTATAAATTTTTTGAGGGTTGAAAGACTCTCCTTCCCCCCCTCTTTTTTTGATTTTTAATGACATCATAAGTATTAAGATATTAAATTAAAAGTCAGAATCAAATGATATTGTTTCATTCAATTTAGCTTTTTGGTATTCCATTGTTCTTGACTCGAAAAAGTTACCTTTGGTCTCAACGGCAATTTGTTCCATAAACTTGAATGGTTGTTCTACGTTGAATTCTTTTTTACATCCAAACTTAACCAACAAACCATCAGTTACGAACTCAAGATATTGTTTCATCAAGTTAGAGTTCATACCAATTAGTGAAACTGGTAGAGATTCAGTAATAAATTCTTTCTCAATCTCAAGTGCCGACAATAGAATTTCTTTAATTCTTTTTTCACTTGGTTTGTTTTCCAAGTGGTTGTTCACCAAGTGAATTGCAAAGTCACAGTGTAGGTTTTCATCTTTGAAAATTAGACTATTCGCATTACTTAGTCCTTGCATAATACCTCTTGACTTCAACCAAAAAATTGAACAGAATGACCCTGAGAAAAAGATACCTTCAACCGCTGCAAACGCAATAAGTCTCTCAGCAAAAGTTGAATTCTCAATCCAATCGAGTGCCCATTTCGCTTTCTTCTGTACTGCAGGTAGATTATCTAGTGCTGTAAAACACAATTGTTTTTCCTCTTCGTTTGAAATGTAGGTATCAATCAATAGTGAATACATCAAACTGTGAATATTCTCCATCATTAGTTGAAACCCATAGAAAAACTTTGCTTCAGGATATTGTACTTCCTTCAAGAAATTTTCTGCAAGGTTTTCATTCACAATACCATCCGAGGATGCGAAGAATGATAAAATATTCTTTATAAAATATTGTTCATTTTCGGTAAGGTTATTCCAATCTCTAATGTCATTTGTTAAATCAACTTCTTCCGCGGTCCAAAATGCTGCTTGATGAGATTTATAGAATTCCCAAATGTCATCATGTTGAATTGGAAAAATAACAAATCGGTCGGGATTCTCTACTAAAATTTTTTCCATAATTAATTATTTGTTTTTTTATATTGTTTGTCTTTGTTGTTCATCTTTTTGTTTTCTCTTCTCCATCAACTCCTTAACTCTGTCTCGTTTCTTCTCTTCTTGTTGTTCTTCGAAACCTAAGAATGTAACCGAACTTTCCGTATCGATTTCCAATAGTTCGTTGTTGAATTTACAATTCTCAAACACAACTCCGTCTTTACCTAAACGAGATTTTGTTATCGCTATCGTAGCCAAATGTAATTCTTTTTGTTGAAGGGTTTTTGCCA